GGGTATGGGATGACCCATATCAGTTGCAGGGCTTCTTTCCGGTTACGCCAATGTGGTTCCACGATAATCCAGTTGCAACATTCGCCAAAGGTGAAGTCAGCTATTACCTCGACCAACAGGACCAGATTAACGAAATTAACGATGAACGCCGCCGTGCTCTGCTATGGGCGCGTCGCAACATCTTCTTCGATCCGTCGTCCGGTGTCACACAGGAGATTGCGGATAAGATACTGAAGGGTCCTGATGCAACTGCTACACCGATCAACGTGCCGGAAGGTAAGAAGCCAACCGAGTTGATCTTCTCGATACCGCCACCGAGCATGGCATTCCATCAGTTGTTCGACAAGCAGGACTTGTATCAGTCGGTTGATCGCATCGCATCTACTAATGAGGTGGAGCGTGGTGGTCAGTTCAAGACCAATACCACGAATAAGGCGATCGACTACTACAGCACAATGGGCAACATGCGTATGGATATGCGACTGGATGCCATAGAAGATGCGTTGGGGGATGTGGGATGGAAACTCGCGCAGCTGTGCCTTCGTTTCATGGATGCGGCAACTGTCACGCAGCTAATTGGACAGGATGTGACGGAGTTCTGGAGACCGCTGGACGCACTCAGCGACTTCGCTGCATTGTCTGTCGTCTGTGTTGGCGGGTCTACGCAGAAATTGACAACCCAAGGCAAGAAGCAGGAGGCCGTGCAAGTTGGCCAAATACTTGCACAATACGTGCGAGCTGCACCAGCAGCAGCGCTCAAGACGACACTAAAGATGATGGGCAAAGCGTTCGACGACTTCGAGATATCGAAGGAGGATTGGGACGCCATCTCACAGGAGACGCAGGCTATGGCACAGGCGCAGATGGGAGGCGCTCCTGGCCAGCAAGGTGCACCGACGCAAGGTGGGACACCAGCGAATGCTAACGTTCCACAAGGTGCATCACAAGGAGGACTACAAGCCGCAGCTATGGTAACGCGGTTGCTGTCACAACTACCGCCACAGATGCTGCAAGCGATCGGTCAAGCGTTAGCACAAGGTGTGCCACCTCAGCAGATATTCGCGCAAATGGTGCAATCTAGTCAGGGTGGTCAGCAACAGGGAGTAGCAGCAGAATGAGCGGAACAGGCACAGAAGAAAGCATCCTCAATAGTATTCCTGGTATCGATGATGGAGGTAGCAGTGACGACGTTGGTGATAGCACGTCTACACAAGGCACAACGCAAACGACTGATGAAGGCGGATCGCAGAGCAGTGCTCAACCGGGGACTGATCCACGCAGCAGAGGCGGCAGAACGGACGTATCTGCTCAGCCGGGGGCAATTAGGCGACGGCACGATGGACTCGTTGAAGTTCCCAATCAGCAAAATCCTAATGCCCGAGACCTAGTTGATCCGGTAACAGGACGTGTCGTAGCGCAAGGAGGAATTGAGCGTAAGGTCTATGAGGATGGCCAGCGCCATGCTCGTGAGAACAACCAACTGAAACAGCAATTGCAGCAACTAGCAGCACAAGTGCAAGGTTCAAATGCTGTCCTCGAAGAAAGCCGTCGGTTGAATGTCAACCCGGAGAACTCGGTTATCGCCATCCGTGTGATGGCTGACTTCATGCGTGATCCGGTGCGAACACTAGAGTATTTGGTCGAGGAGGTAAAGAGCAAGGGCTATCAGATACCATTCCTTACCCAAGGTGTGAACCCAGGTATGGACATGTCAGCACTTGGCAAGATGATCGATGCCAAGTTGCAGCCGTGGACGCAAGAGCGTGAGCAGCAGCAGAGGCAAGCGCAGATCAACGCTAGTGCGAGGAAGGAACTCGATACGTTCCTAGAGCAGCACAGTGAAGCACACGAGAACCTTGACGTGCTTGCCGAAATGTTGCAGGCTCAGCCCGGATTGACGATCCAGAGTGCTTACATCCAGATGGCGAGGTGGGCACACGAAAACGGTCTCAATCCGTATGCATCATTGAAGCAGCAGATCGCTGCGATGCAACAGCAGTCTACCCAGCAGCCGACAACTCAGCGCACTCGACCACTACCGCAAGGACGTAGCGCATCCGGTGGTAATGGTGTTGCCCAACAGGGTAACGGAGCGGCGCAACAGTTTAACGAGAACGCGTCGTGGAGCGATATCATTCGTCAAGCGATGCAGGAGAACAACATCAACCTAAGCTGAGGTAGACAATGCCAGTTGGCACAGTAATTCCGGCAGTTGCCGATGTTCTTCACTCTACTCTGACCAAGAGTAGACGGAAGCTCGTGATGGCGTCGATCAAGTCGAATGCGCTCATGGCGTGGGTGTTCTCGAATGATCGCGTTGAGTATGAGGATGGTGGTTACAATATCACCAATCCACTGACTGTTGGGCGAAATCCCAACGTCGCGTCCTACCAATACTACCAAGCATTGCCGGTCAATCAGACCGACGAGTTCGACACGGTGGAATATGGATATAGCCGTGTTGCTGGTAGCGTGATCATCAGTGATCAGGAGGAGGACGAGAACAACGGTGCCGCTGCGATCTTCAAGCTCATGAAAGAGAAGATGAATGTGCTTGAGGAGAGCATTAAGGACAAGTTTAGTCAGTATCTCTATGCTGTTGGTGGTGGCACTGATCCTCTTGGTCTAGGCAGTCTCATTCCAACAGACCCTACCACTGGCACGCTCGGTGGGATTAGTCGTGTTACTCAGCCTCAGTGGCGCACTAGTGCTTACGTGTTTGCTGGTGGTATGGATAGCACGAACATCGAGGAAGTGTTCGATGACGTGCTGATGGACCTGACACTGAAAGGTGACCGACCGACCGTTATCCTGACTGGTCGCAACATCTATCGCACATATCGACAGGCTGTGCGCGACAAGTTCCTCATCACGCTTGGCGAAGGTAAAGCCGGTAAGCGGATGTTCGATCTTGGCTTCGAAGGCTGTCTGCACAACGGCATCCCACTGCTCTATGACGAAGACTGCCCGGTCAACTACGCATACTTCATCAACGACAAGTATATGCGTCTGCATATGCTCCGTGGTGTGAACATGAAGGTGAAGGAGCTTGTTGCACCGTGGAACGTCGATGCGGTTGGTAGCCGTGTCGTGTGGCAGGGGCAGTGGTGCCTATGGCGGGCATTCCGCACGCATGGTGTCGTAACCAACTAGGAGTGTGCAATGAGTGACGATCCAACTGTAGAACCCGAAGCGACACCTGAGGGTGAAGTGTGGGAGCAAAAGGGCGATACCACTCCTGGTGCTAATCCACCGAAGGAAGTGATGTCACCGCGTAATCCACCGCCGCCTAACGTAACGGGTCCTAATTTCGTTCCGTCTGATCCGCAGCGGATTATGCAGCATCAGCCGAGGCCACCCGCGGAGCCCGCGGAGGAACCCGCGGAGGAAGAAGACAATACTGATCCGGCAGCGGAGGTGTAATGTCAGGCCAACTTAACATCAAGCCCGCGTTCCAAGCTGAGAAGCTGGAGGGCAAGTTCAAGCGCACTGTGATTAAGATTGAGGAAGAAGTGCGCGAAGTTGGTGCTACAGGCGACAAGCGGATCATTACGCGCAAACTCGTTCCTGTGCAAGAGGAATACGACGGAGCGTATATGGTCTACTTTCCACAGGGCCATAGCATCAGGATTGCGGCTGATGATGTTCAGCAGTTGCAACGTATTGGTGTGTTGGCCGACCCTGGTTACGTGGACATGAATACCGGTGAGGTTATTCCACCGGAGTTCAACTTGTCGCCTAAGGACATCGTGGAGCGTAAGACACGCAACCGACCGCGACCGTCATCGCAAGGTGGTCTTAGCGATCTGGCGCAAGAACTAGGAGAAGAGTAATGGCTAACGTAATGACTAACCCGACGAACTTTGCGCCGGCACGTATCAACACATACTGTCCCGCGATGCGGTATTCGTCGGATGTAAACTACAATGGCTTCACTCGCGTATCGTTCGGTGCTCCTGCGGCAGCGAGCGCAACCAATATCTTGAGTGCTCAGGATATCGCTTCGGCAGGAAGTATTGATCTGACCGCATCGACGTATCAAGCACTGCTCGAT